CTCGACTCAGAGTTCCAAGTCGGAACAAGCTGGGCGGAAACTCACTGATGTTAACCGCTTGGGAGATATGGCAGAACACTACGCAATTACGTGGTTGTGGGATGAAGGGTTTGAGGTCTTTCATAACTCAGGTTGTACAGGTGCTGTTGATATTGTCGGTATTAAAGATGGCGAGGTTTACTTGTTTGATGTCAAGATGAATAGTGAACTAGGGAGGGCCAACAATGCTAAAGCCCGCACAACACTACAGAAAGAATTAGGGGTGCAGTACATACTGTTTGATCCTAGAACTCGAAAGCTACGCTTAGTAAAGCACAAGGAATAATTATGGAAACAAGCACACTCAATTTAATCTTAGGTTTTGGTTTTAGTGCAGTCTCTTTTGGTTTTGCTTTTAAATGGGTTGTTGAATCTATTATCCACTGGAAGATGACTAACAAAGTAAACACGATGGTCACTATGGACGCAGAAGAGTTTGAAAAATTTATGGAAGGACAAGACGATGAAGAATACTAGAACACTATTAGTCGACGGAGACATCGTTGCATACAAAGCAGCAACCATTGCAGAGACTCCTATTAACTGGGGCGAAGGTATGTGGACACTACACGCCCATGAGAAGGATGTCATAGGCTCTATGGAAGAGTTTATGAGTAAGATCATAGCTGAGTCAGGGTGTGATAAAATTATCACCTGTCTCTCAGGAGACAACCTGTACCGCAAGGACGTAGCTCCATACTACAAAGCTAACCGTAAGAATACTCGTAAGCCTATGCTGCTTAAATTTGCTAAGGATTATTTAGCAGAAAAATATAACGGCATGGTTGAAGACAAGTTAGAAGCTGATGACTTACTAGGCATCCTAGGTAGTCAAGGTTTTGATACTGTTATCTGGTCACTCGATAAAGACTTACTTACTATTCCTGCATACCACTTGATTGATGGCAGGGTTCAGGAAGTAGATTTAGAAGAAGCTGATTATAATTTTCTTTACCAAACATTAGTAGGTGACTCTACGGATAACTACAAAGGTTGTCCAACTGTAGGCGCTAAGAAAGCAGAGCAACTACTCAGTGATAAAGGGGCAACATGGCAAACCGTTGTCGATGCTTTTGAATCTAAAGGTTTAGGTGAAGAAGTAGCCATAGAGAATGCACGACTAGCACGTATCCTACGTGACGGTGAATTTAATTTTGAAACAAAGGAAGTAAAGTTATGGGCGGCATAAATGATGCAACACTAGCAGAGTGGGACTTAGCTTATAAAGCTCTTAGAGAAGAGGCACCATACCAAAGCACTCACGCTCTCTCTAGTAAAGAAGAATTAGAAAACGCTGCTACTACTGAGGCCGTAGATCACCCACCACATTATGCTAACGGTGAGATTGAAACCATCGACTACATTGTTGATGTGTTAGGCAAGTACGAGGCTATCTCATACTGCCAAGGAAACATAATCAAGTACACTGGCAGCCGTATGTGGGGCAAAGGTAATCCAATTCAGGATGCAAAGAAAGCCCGCTGGTACTTAAACAAAATGATCTGGCTATTAAACGAAACAAAAGGAGTTAACTGGTGAACAACGTATCTTACGAATATCTACAAGGCATGTTTGAAGGCTTTGATTATTTTCAAGCAAAATGTAACGACACTGCAATCTTCCCTGAAGAGTTAGCCATCGAGTATCTCACTCTTGGTTTGTTATCAGAAGCTGGTGAAGTAGCAGATAAAATTAAGAAAAAAATTAGGGACGGTGAACGCCCCAACCATAAGCAGGAAGTGAGTGACGAGTTAGGCGATGTCTTCTGGTACTTAGCAATGCTTGTTGATCGCATGGGTCTTAACCTAAGTGATGTAGCGTTTGAGAACATGAACAAAACTATGAAACGTAAGATTGAAAATAAATTGAAAGGCTCAGGGGATTATCGATGACCAATGAAGTAAAAAAAGACAAGTGCAGAGCTTGTCATGGCACAGGTTTATATGGTTATGAACCAGAAGGTGATGGTTTGTATAAGGCTGCAAAGCCATGTCCAGTTTGTATGGGAGTAGGTACGAATGGATAGTTATCAGCAGTACATACACAAGTCACGTTACGCACGTTGGAGAGAAGACGACAACAGACGAGAGACTTGGGGCGAAACAGTAAGACGTTACACAGACTTCTGGGTTAATCGTGGACAGATAAATGATCAGACAGCAGACAAGTTATTCTCTGCTATCTACAACCTAGAAGTAATGCCATCAATGCGTTGCTTAATGACAGCAGGTGAAGCACTTGATCGTGACAACATGGCAGGCTTTAACTGTTCATACGTTGCAGTAGATCATATCCGAGTGTTCGATGAAATTTTATACGTACTGATGTGTGGTACAGGAGTAGGCTTCTCCGTCGAACGTCAATCAGTAAACAAACTACCAGAGGTAGCAGAGGAGTTCCATGAAACAGATACTACAATCATTGTCAAAGATTCAAAAATCGGTTGGGCAAAAGCTTATCGTGAATTGGTTACGCTTTTGTATTCAGGTCAAATTCCTTCTTGGGATGTGTCAGGTTTACGTGCGAAGGGTGCGAGACTCAAAACATTTGGTGGTAGGTCTAGTGGCCCTGACCCTCTTGTTAAGCTTTTTAATTTTACAATTAGCACTTTCAAAAATTCTGCTGGTAGAAAACTAACGAGTCTTGAGTGCCATGATATTGTATGTAAAGTTGCAGAGATTGTTGTGGTGGGTGGTGTCCGTAGGTCTGCGCTTATTAGCTTGTCTAATCTTTCTGATGATCGGATGCGCCATGCTAAGTCAGGCAATTGGTGGGAGACTAATACCCAAAGGGCGCTTGCTAATAACTCGGCTGTGTACGAAGGTCGCCCAGACTTTGAAACCTTCTTAGAAGAATGGACAGCGATGTATAAGTCTAAGGCGGGTGAGCGTGGTATCTTCTCACGTACAGCAGCTAAGAAACAATCAGCCCGTCACGGACGTAGAGACATTGAGCACGACTTTGGGACTAACCCATGTAGTGAGATTATCCTACGGTCAGCACAGGTTTGTAATTTATCAGAAATCGTTATTCGTAGTACCGATACATACGAAGATTTAAAACGTAAGGTAGAGCTTGCTACAATCTTAGGAACCCTACAGTCTTCTTTAACAGACTTCCGCTACGTGCGTAACATCTGGAAGAAGAATACTAAGGAAGAATGTTTACTAGGTGTGAGTATGACTGGCATCATGGATCATTCAATTATGTCTGGTGCAGTTGATTCAGGTACATGGTTCGATCATCCTAATCAACCTATCTTACCTGAGATACTAGAGAAGCTTAAAGCTGTAGCAGTAGAGGTTAATAAGAAGTGGGCAGACAAGTTAGGTATTAACCAATCTACGGCGATTACCGCCGTGAAACCTAGCGGAACTGTTTCTCAATTAGTTGATAGTGCCTCTGGTATTCATGCTAGGTTCTCCGCTCAGTACATACGAACAGTACGTAGTGATGGCAAAGATCCTATCTCAGCCTTCCTCAAAGACGCTGGAGTGCCTTGGGAAAAGGACGTAATGAATGATGAGAACTATGTGTTCTCGTTCCCCATAAAGGCTCCTAAAGGCTCTACGAGTGTTGACGACCTTAACGTACAACAGCAGTTAGATTTGTGGGAACTCTATCAGAACCATTGGTGTGAGCATAAGCCTAGTGTAACCATCTACTACTCAGATGAAGAGTTCCTTGCAGCAGGTCAATGGTTATGGGATCGACTGGATAGTTGCTCAGGTATTAGCTTCTTGCCTCGTACAGATCATGTGTATCAGCAAGCGCCTTACACAGCTATCACGGCAGAGGCATATGAAGAAGCCTTAGCTAAGATGCCTGAGAAGATTGTGTGGGATGATTTAGGTAAGTTTGAAACAGAAGACACTACAACAGGTACACAGGAACTCGCATGTGTAGCTGGACAGTGTGAAATATAGATATGCGGTAATGGTATTGGAGGTAGTAACCTGCCTCCATATCATCGCAAATGTCTGGTTACATCTCCCTCCATTCGCTATTTTTAACTCATTGATTTGATTCAGTTAACTGGAAGGTTCCCCTATTAGAGAACAGCTATGAAAATACATCCTATTATAACCAAAGAATTGGTAGAAAAATTTCAGCGGCTCTACCCAAATAAATTACCACATCGCCTTGGTGTATCTGAAATTCAGGTAGCGTTTTTACAAGGACAACAATCAGTCATCGCAAAGCTACACTCTATGCTTGAAGATGACCAACCAGATGAGAATTAATTATGTGCATGAAAGCCCCAAAACCACAAGCTCCACCTCCTACAGTCACGCCACCACCACCTCCTGAGAAGCCACCTTCAGAATTAGAAGACGCAGTAGACTCTAATGCTACAGCACTAAAGAAGAAAGCGAAAGGTGCTAAAGGTGCATTAGGCCGAGGTAAAGCAGGAGCACAGATAGCTAGTGCTGTTAAAGCTTCTGGTTATAGCGGATCAGGTCTTAAAATCGGATAATAAAGGAACCCTAACATGAACGAATTATCTATCGGTAAAAGCTATGAGAACATGGCGGCAGACAGAGATGCGTTCCTATCAAGAGCAAGGGCTTGTGCTGAGTTAACGATACCTACGTTACTCCCTCCAGAGGGACACACTGGATCGTCTAACTACAACACACCCTTCCAATCGGTAGGTGCTAGAGGTGTTAATAACCTTGCATCGAAACTGTTAATGACACTGCTCCCACCTAATACTCCTTTCTTTCGCTTGACTATAGATGACTTCGATTTAATTGAGTTAGGCGGTGATCAACGAGGTAAGGCAGAAGAAGCTCTAGCTCGTATTGAACGTAGTGCCACACAGATTGTAGAATCAAAAGCTATTCGTGTGCCTACGTTTGAAGCCTTAAAGCAGCTTATCGTAACAGGTAATGCTCTAGTCCATATGCCTCCCAAAGGTGGTATGAAGATCTATCGACTAGATCGCTTTGTTATCCAGCGTGATACTATGGGCAACCTCTTGAAGATTATTGTCAAAGAGACTGTTGCGTATGACGCACTACCTCCTGAGATATTAGAAGTTTTAATGGAGAACCCTGAGTACCAAGCAGACATTAATAAGAAAGAATGTGATCTGTATACTTGTGTACGAAGAGTAGGTAAGAAGTTTGAAGTACATCAAGAAGTTCACGGTATTGTAATACCAAAAACTAAAGGCTCATACCCTGAAGATAAACTACCTTGGATGGCTCTACGCTTTATCTCTATTGACGGTGAAGATTATGGCCGAGGTTTTGTAGAAGAGTATGCAGGTGATTTAAAATCTCTTGAAGCTTTAACACAAGCTATCGTAGAAGGCAGCGCAGCAAGCGCTAAACTTTTATTCATGGTTCGCCCTAATGGTACAACTAGAATAACTAACATAGCAGACGCACCTAACGGTGGGATCATCTCTGGTGATGCTAACGATGTGACGACACTGCAAGCAAACAAGTTTAACGACTTTAGAGTTGCACAAGAAACAATGAACACCATCACAGAACGTATGTCGTATGCTTTCTTACTTAACAGCTCCGTACAACGGAACGCTGAACGAGTAACGGCAGAAGAAGTACGCTTCATGGCACAGGAATTAGAGACTGCTCTCGGTGGAATCTACTCTGTACTATCACAAGAATTTCAAGTTCCCCTTGTTAATCTCCTGCTCAATAAGATGCAGAAAGATGGCAAGATGCCCAAGTTTCCAAAAGATACCTTAAAGCCTCAAATCGTAACTGGTTTAGAGGCGCTGGGTCGTGGACAGGATCTTAACAAACTTCAATCATTCCTTTCAATGCTCCAGCCTTTAGGTCAGGATGTTATTGCAAGTGAATTAAATATCGGTGATTACCTATCTCGCTTAGGTGCTTCTCTTGGTATTGATACACAAGGTTTAGTTAAGTCACCTGAACAGAAACAACAGGAACAGCAAGCCGCTCAAGAAGCCCAACAGCAACAGATGATGATGCAAATGGCTGAGAAGGGTGTTGCTCCTATGGCTAAGGGTGCTGCGGATGCAATGGCAGAGATGCCTGAGGAAGAATAATGTCAACATCAGCAGAGCAATTATTCTATAATGATTTAGCTGACAAAGATCCTTTGGAGTATATCGATGCAGAGATACCAGCAAATAAAAGTTGGATTGAGTCAGAAAGAATTAAACATGGATCGGGGTTGTCTACGGACATCCCTAGAGATGTTCTCGAAGCTAAAGCTGCTTCTAACTTTATGGCTAACTCTAAACTTCTTATGACCTCAAACCCTGCTTACGCTACATCAACACCACAAGAGCAATACACTTTGCTAAGTAATAAGTGGAGTGGTGTAGAAGAGGAAGTGCCTCCAGTAGTAGAAGAGGTGGTCACAGCTAACCCACATAAAGGGTTATTGGATTTAATTGCCAAAGGTGAGGGTACTTATACTAGCTCAAACAGAGGTACTTTAAAAAATAAAATACAAGGCTCAACACACAAGACAGTAAGGGACAATAAATCTTTAACTGATATGACCATAGCTGAAATAAAAACTAAACAAGCTATCTCTGATGCTAGTGACAAAGATCGTTTATTTGCAGTAGGTCGTTATCAACTCATCCCAACGACTTTTAACATGGCAGTTAATGATTTAGGGCTTGATGGAACTACAAAGTTCACTGAAGATGTACAAGACCAGTTAGGTGTGTGGTTAATGAAGAGCAAAAGATCGAAGCTAGGTGCTTATTTAAACGGAGAGAGTGACGATAGGGATGCAGCTCTTTTAGATTTAGCTAAGGAATGGGCAAGTATACCTGTAGCTAAAGATACCAAACGAAAGGGCAAGACAATCTTTAAAGGAAATAGCTACTACGGTGGTGGAAATAAAGCACACCATACAGTGGAACAGGTAGAGAAAGTACTAGATGCTATCAGTAGACCTAAAGTTATTAAACCTGAAGAACCAGCTACCCGTGGGAAAGCTTTTAGAGCCGCAATAAAAAGAGGTGATAAAACCTTTATGTGGAAAGGCAAGAAATTTACCACAGAGATGGCTTAACATTTAACTAAAGAGACTATTTATGAGTACAGAAGAATTATCTACACACCAAGAACAAGGTGAGAATAAAGAACACGCAGACGCAATGATTGCTAAAGGCGAGCAAATTGAACAGAATAATAATCCTGATCAAGAGCAGCGTCCTGAGTGGCTCCCTGATAAGTTTAAAGATGCACAGCAGATGGCTGAAGCATACGCCCAACTAGAACAGAAGTTGGGATCAGGTGAAGAGCCCGCAGCTCCAGCAGAAGCAGCAGCAGCAGAAGCAGCTCCAGAAGGTGAACAACCTAATGCTGAAACTGTACAACAAGCTGTGGCAGATGCAGGTATAGATTATAACGCCCTACAGGGTGAATACAACGAACAAGGCGGACTCTCAGATGCTACGTATGACTCGTTAGCAGAAGCAGGGTTCTCTAAGGATTTGGTAAGCAGTTGGATTAAAGGGCAAGAGGCTCTTAACAGCTCTTACGAAAGTTCTGTCTACGAAAGCGCAGGCGGAAAAGAAGAGTATGCAGCAATGACTCAATGGGCAAGCGACAACCTCAGCAAAGCTGAAATCGCAGCCTATGATCGGTCTGTAGACTCTGGAGACATTGAGATGGTCAAGTTGGCTATCACTGGTTTAAGAAGCAAGTATCAATCTGTAGAAGGATCAGACCCATCTTTAATTGGTGGACAATCTACTTCCTCAACAGGCGGTAATTATAGCTCGTGGGCAGAAGTGACTGCGGCTATGAGGGACACCCGATACGAAACTGATCCAGCGTACCGTCAACAAGTTGCGAACAAACTTGCTCGCAGCAACGTACAATAGTCTCTTTGGCCACCTTCGGGTGGCTTTTTTAATTCTAAAAGAAACGATAACACAAAAAACTTATTACCTTTGACCCGCTGCGGTGGACAATCTCAGAGAACAGATTGAGTGTTAAGTGACTGAGTAGAATAATCAATCATTTAAACATTTAACTTAAAAGGTAAAACATTATGGTATGGTCAAGTTCAGCCAACGGAACGGATACTGGTGCAGTATCACGTTTAGGACAAGTAAACGAAACTGGCGTTAATCGCTCGTTATTTCTAAAACAATTCTCTGGTGAAGTATTAACTTCATTTGAAGAGAAAAACATTGCGATGCCTCTTCACCGAGTTCGCACAATCTCTAACGGTAAATCAGCACAGTTCCCTAGTATCGGTACTATCGATGCAGGTTATCACGCAGCAGGTAAAACCATTCTTGGTGACTCTGTAGCGCATAACGAAGTAACTGTAACAGTTGACGATCTTTTAGTATCAGCAGCTTTCGTTCCTAAAATTGACGAAGCAATGAATCACTATGAAGTTCGTTCTACTTATAGTAAAGAAATGGGTAATGCCTTAGCTAACGCTGCGGATAAAAACATCTTCTCTACTATCTTAAAAGCTGCAACTACTACTTCAGGTGGTGATTTAGCTGGTTACTGGTCTTCAGCAGACTTTGATGACCTTAACGTAATCGATTCTGATTCAGGTACAGCCGGCGTTCAAGAAACTAGTGGTGTTATTGATACTAATACTAGTAACACTATTGCAACTGGTCAAGAAATTGTAAATGCTGTATTTAAAGCTTTACAAAAGTTTGACGAGCATGATGTAACTGGTGAGAAGTTCTTGGTGTTAACACCTGAAGCTTACTACTTGTTGTTTGGCGCACAGGCTAACACTATTGTTAACACTGCGATGAACCGTGATGCTGGTGGTAATGGTAGCGTTGCTTTAGGTCAAGCTCCTTCAATTGGCGGCGTTAAAGTATTAATGTCTAACCACTTGCCAACAGCGGCACAATCTACTCCTACTCCTTTATCGACTTCATCTAACTCTGGTGAAGCTCGTAACGCAGCTTATGATGCGACAGTAGCTAACTTGAAAGGTCTTATCTTTACTAAAGATGCGGCTGCTACAGTTAAGTTATTGGATCTAGGTGTTGAGTCTGAGTATCAGATTGATCGTCAAGGTACATTAATGGTAGCTAAATACGCTATGGGTCACAACGTACTACGTGGCAAATCAGCGATTGCTATTGTTTAATAGCCAAAATGAGAGCACCCCTTCGGGGGTGTTTCTCTCTTTATTTTTTCATTGAGGTAAACATGACAACTCCCACAACAAAACTGGAAGCAGTAAATTCTATGCTGTCGACTATTGGTGAAGCACCAGTAAACAGTTTAACATCTGGCTTAGTAGATGCCGAGACTGCTGAGACAATTCTCAATGAAGTTTCTAGAAGTGTCCAAGCAAGTGGCTGGAACTTTAACTCGGAACCAGACTATATCGTTGCTGCTAATGTTAGCGGTGATGTCGTACTTCCTACAGAGATATTAAGAGCAGATTTAGCCTCCTCTGTAACGAAATACAGAAGCACTAAGAATGAATACGTACAACGTGGCAACAAGATGTACGACAAAGTAAAACATACTTACAACATAGGCGCACCTCTCACACTTGATGTGGTTATCCTACTTAATTTTGAATTATGTCCTGAAGTAGCAAGACGCTACGTCACTGTTAAAGCTTCCCGTATCTTTCAAGAGCGAGTAGTTGGTAGTGACACGCTGTCGGCAATGAACAGGAATGATGAACAAGAAGCCTTATTCGCCCTCCGAGAGATGGAAGGGGATAATGGTGACTATAATATATTTGATGATTCAAGTACCGCAAGAGTGCTTAACCGCTCTCTTTAAATAAAGGTGATATAACAATGGCATTAGTTTCTAAAAGTATTCCAAACCTCATCAACGGGGTTTCACAACAACCAGCAGCTCTCCGTTTAGAGAGCCAAGGTGAGGTGCAGGAAAATGGTTTATCTGATGTTGTAGACGGATTGAAGAAACGCCCACCTACAAAGTTTTTAAAGAAGTTAGTTCGGTGTAGTTCTAGTTGGTCAGTGAGTACATCAGCTTCACCTCAACTAGGCAACCTAGCTACAGGTAATGTACAGACTTTAAGTACGGCTGAGTTAGCAGATGCTTATATAAATACTTACAAACGCAGTGGTGACGAGCAGTACACTGTAGTTATCCTCCCCGATGCTACAACACCTATCGTTCTTGCTTATGACATCTTAGGTAACTTACGGTATGAGTCTAAGAAGTCTAGTTGGCTTGCTAATGGTACTACTATAACTTATGTAAAATCCACTGTAACTTACTATGGTAACTCAGATGATACAGCTTACTTAGTAGGAGCAGGTTCTACAGCTTTATCAAATAACGATATAACTTCTACCTCCGTAGCTGATGCAACTTTTATACTGAATAAAAATAAAATAGTAGGGATGGCTAGTCAAAAGATACCTGACGTATCTGGTTTTAGTGCCTTAGTTTATTTAAAGACAGTAAACTACGGTAGGGATTATAATATAACTATCAACACTAAAACTTCGGACTCTACGCTACAGCCTCTTGTAGGTTCAGCGTTGACACTTAACGCTAATAAAGATCCTAGTACTAGTAATTATAGTAGTACTGGTGTTGTTTATAACGAAAACCTTAAAGTAAGCTCTGTATTAACTGCTCTACGAGGAACTTTAATCGCAAGCGCTGGCTCTAGTGTATTTACTAACAACGGGCAACAAGCACAAGGATCAACATCTACACAGTTTGAAACAATTTATTCCTATCCTTTACAAATAACCGAAGACGGTGATTACTTGGAGTCTTCTGTAGCAGCGTTAATGACAATACAATTAACTACTACTGTTTACAGCTCTATCCCCTCCACTTTATTAGTAACAGTGGGTGGTACACTTATTGATTACGATGTAAACGGTGTGCAAGGGTGGAGGTATCACGATGACCACGCCTCTAGTGACCCACAATTCAATAAGAAAATACAACTACCACCTAGTGTTGCTACTTATGTAATTGCTGATTCTTATGGCTACGATGAGGACGATTTTGCTACTGTAAGCTTGCCTTATGTTAGTATTAAACAAACAACTGCAACAGCTGGGACTGGGGGTACTGCTACAGTATCTTTAACAGTTGAACCTTTTGAGTATACAGATGAACCTTACTTTGTAATTCAATCGCCAGCAAACGGCACGTTAAAAGATTTTACTATTATAGCTACCGATGATGATGGCGGTACAAACCTTAGAGTCTTTAAAGACAATGCTAAGTCATTTACCGACCTACCTAACCAATGTATTGATGGTTTTAGATTAGGTGTTGTTGGTGATAACCAGAAAAAAGAAGATAACTTCCATGTAGTCTTTACTGGAGAAGCAGGGTCAGGTTATTGGAAGGAAAGTGTTAAAGCAGGTCTATTTAACTATTTTGATTTAACTACAATGCCTCACCTACTTAAACAAGATCCAGAGCAATCAGGTAGCTTACGCTTTGAGTTTGCACAAGGTTCTTGGGATGAACGTAAGGCAGGTGATGATGATACTAATATTCGTCCAAGTTTTGTTGGTCAGGCTTTAACTGATGTGTTCTTTCACCGTAACCGCTTAGGTGTGCTTGCAGGTGAAAACGTAGTCTTTAGTGAAGCCAGCGGTTATTTTAACTTTTGGAGAACAACGGTACGTGCCTTATTAGATTCAGATCCTATTGATGTAGCAGTTAGTCAGAACGAAGTGTCTGTATTAAAAGCAGCAGTTCCAATTCAAGATAACTTATTACTCTTCTCAGAGCTAAACCAATTTACTTTATCAGCAACACAGCTCCTAACACCTACAGAAGTTTCTATCGATCAGTCAACGAAGTTTGAGTGTGATTTAGAAGCAACACCAGTAGGTGCGGGCAACAGTGTGTTCTTTGCGACTAAAGCAGGGGGTTTTGCGGGTATACGTGAGTTCTTTACTGCTGGTGATACAGAGATTAAGGATGCTGTAGCGGTAACTTCACACGTTCCAGAATACTTAGCAGGTAATGTTAGGAAAATGGCAGCGTCTACGAATGAGGATATTCTTGTATGCTTAACAAGCGCCGTTAAAAGCGAGGTTTACATATACAACTGGTATAACTCAAGTAACGAGCGATTGCAGAGCGCATGGTCTAAGTGGAAGTTTTCTAAAGATGTTATGGACGTGGCTTTCAATAACGCTGACTTATACATAACCTTTATTGATGGTTCATTTGAAAAGATGAGCTTACGTACTTCAACCTCAGATATAACTTATAGTGAAGCTAACTCATTCTCTAGTACGGTTTCTTTAGGAACTACTACACAAGACTTTGGTGGTGTTTCTCATACTCTTAAAGGTCTTAATACAATTACAGGCGCAGTTGCTATTGTAGGCACTACTTCTAACTCAGATATTGATGCTGCGTATGTTTTCAAAAACAACGTGGCTAACACTTATGGTATCTATGTTCAGATAGGGTTATTAAGTGTAACAGGAGGCGTAACAGCTCCAGCTACAGCAGCTCAACTACCTACTTCACTTACAGTAGGTGGGCAAACTATACCTATCTCTACTTGGAATAGCAGCGGTAGCGCAGCCTTTCCACAAATATCTACAACCCTTGTTATTACAGAGCAGAACTATACCGATTGGTTTAACTCTGGTACTACACTGGTTGTTAATATCGCTGAGACTTCTGTAGAAACTTCTGCTAAGTCTTACGACACTTTATTAGACCACAGAGTTAAAGTGACTCAATACAGTAGTGCGTTTGATGCGGCTGTTTTAGATTCACAGTTTACAGCTACAACTACCTCTCAATTTATTAACCACAAAGGTGATATAATTGCGGTAGGTAATACTGCTTCAGAGAAAGCTAAAGTAGTTGCTTATATTAATAATAAACTACACAAAGAAAATGGTGCTTTAGTTAATAACTATGTCTATGCTGGGGAACCCTACACTTTTAAATATCAACTGTCTGAGCAAGTATATAAACCAGATACAGGTGATACTACAAAGTTAGCAAGGTTGCAGCTAAGACGTTTAGGTATTAACTATAATGATACAGGAACCTTTAAAGTTGCTGTTAAATCTACAGGTAGAGACGAGAAAGTGACTACGTTCACTGGTCGTATTCTAGGGCAAGGGGATAACATCTTAGGTTATTCACCCGTTGTAGAGGATGGTGATCTAAGTGTAGGTGTTCAGTCCCAAGCTAAAGAAACCGATATAACTATAACTAATGACTCTCATCTACCTTGCGTATTTCAAAGTGCAGAGTGGGAAGGGTTTATAACACTTCGAAACAAGAGACTATAATATGACACACCATTACAGACCAAGTAAGTTTGAAGACTGCCGTGAGATGGCTCCTAATATGCGCTCACAGGACGTTACTGAGATACTCTATAGTAACGGGTTAGAACCTTACGAGTCTCTTAGAGAGTGCTACAACGGCTCTGAGGAGTGCAACACGATTATCCATGCAGATGGAAGTGTTGTAGGTATGTTTGGTGTGGCAGATGTAGGACTGTTTGGTAGCCCGTGGTTACTCGGTACAGATAAATTAATAGAAACACGTAGGGAGTTTATCCCTCAAGCAAGAGAGTGGGTAGAACGTATCAGTGATACCTACCCCCTTTTGCTTAACTACGTTCATGTAGATAATACTATCTCGATGCGATGGCTCAAGTCATTAGGCTTTGAGTTCATCCAACTAGACAAAGAATACGGAGTAGGGAAACAACCCTTCTACCAGTTCGTGAGGATTAAGAAAAATGTGTGATCCCGTATCAATAACTATAGGCGTGATGTCTATGGCAGCTTCAGTGCAAGCGGCAAACGCTGCTAGTGATGCCCAAGACGCAGCTAAGTCAGAAAGTGACCGAGCAGCAGTACAAGCTAAGTCAGATGCTGACCGCCAGATTAACTTACAACAACTACAGAACGATGAAGCAGCCGCTGTAGAAGCATTCAGTAACGATGCTCGAACTAAAGAATTAGTAGCAAGGTCTGTAGTAGCTGGCGGTGAGTCAGGTGCTTTAGGCAACACTAACAATGCAATCATTGCAAACGTCATGCGTCAAGGTTTAGAAGCCAACACTATGGTTACACAAAACCTTGGACGAGAATCTGCACAGCTAGGTGAGACAAGATTAGGACAGCAATCAACATACCAATCCCGCATTAACGCAGTATCAGGTGGTGCTGGTGTATCGTTTGGTCAGGTATTAGGTGCAGCCGCAGGAGGCGCACAAGCTGGAATGTCAGTGCGTGGTGGTATGCAAAGCATTGGCAAGAACAAAGCTGGCGGTGGACTCACTAAAATTAAAGCTAACACAGGCAACGTATCCGCAAACCAATATAGCGATTATAGCAACGTAGGATAGGACAACATAATGGCATTAAATAAATCACAAGCTGAGGCTGTAAACTTCGGCAACGCAGTTGCAACGAAAGCTTATGAGAAAAAAGCTGGACTCGTTGACACCTTTGTACGGACAGAAACAGCCGAACAGAAGCTCGCTAAAAGCGGTAAGATGCAAACAGCTAAGGCTTTAGAAGCTCTGGCTAGTTTAGGTGGCTCTGCTGTCAAAGGTAAAGCTATGCAGTTAGAGGAGAAGGCTCGTAAGCAAAAAGAGTCTTTAGCCACTACCACAGCACAAGCTATCGAAGACATTGAGCAAGGACGTATCCAAAACTTAACCGAGAGTCAGGACTATGCCGACTTACCTGTGTACTTACAAATACAGTTAGCACAGGATGTAGGTAAACAGGAAGCGACTAAAGCTTTCCAACAGATACAAAAAGATTATGACACAGCAGGAACACTACACAGTGATGATACTGCCTATGGTGAGTTAAGGAACAGCCAGTTTTCTGCTACAGATGCAGAAGATGGTATTAGTCTACACCGACAGATGGCACGTAATAGTACCTTAGAGGGTTTCTTAGGGAAGTTAGACGTACAGAACAACAAGTATAAATCAGCAGAGAACCTTGATAGACTCGGAAGAGCCTTTGGTAACTCTGTTAATGATATGATATACGCCAACCCTGAGACCAGTGGCGCTGATATATGGAGCAACATAGTTGCGTTAGACGGACTACTAGCAGAGACTTCTGGGTTATCCAACGGACAGCGTAAGAAGATTATATCTGAAAGAGTCATGGCAATAGCCATAGCTACAGACAATGATGAGTTATTGAATCCTGCTAATACCCCTGATCTATTCCAAGATCCGAGCACCATTAATAAGTTTGAGGATCTTAAACAAACAATAGCTAAGAAGAAAAAATCAGATTTAATAAGCGAACTAAACCTACAAGCAGCAGAACGAAAGGCTAAAACTTTTAAAGCAATAGATGATGCTTACGAAGGTGTTTTAGAAACGAAAGTGCAGGAAGAAGGTTTTGGCAAACTTACTAGATTTGAACAAGAAGCTTATTTAGCACAGGTCAACAAAGCAACTGTTGCTGATAAAGTATCCGCAGCTAACTATAATAACACTAAAGAACTCATAGAACTCTCAGCGATAGCCGACAGTGAATTCTTAACGGATAAAAATGGTAATGTAATAAATGACATTGCTGGTGATCCTGTCAAGATGAATCCAGAGTCTCTTACAGCGTATCTACAATCTAAAGGGGACATAAACTCTAACGCTACAACTACCCTCATGGGTGAGCTTGATACTATCATGCAGTTGCGTGGGTTAGAAGAAAAGTTCAAACCTGTAGGTAATGAAATTACTAAGTTAATTACAGAGAAGCTTGAGATGGGTTCTATTTACCCTGACCGAACACAAACAAAAATAATTAGAAGGTCTCGTACCTTTTATCGTAAGAAGACGGCAGAGATGCTAACTGCTAATGAAGGTAAAGAGTTAAGCTTTGATCAAAAAGACGAGTTACAGGATTTAACAGAAGATTTTGCTGAAGATCAGTTAGTTAAGTTTGATTTCAAAGGTGACGCTGTAGATGAGGGAGCAGGTGGTGTTAATTTAGACGGTACAATTAATAACAATACTAATACTCCTACACCCGAACTTTCAGAAGAAGATATTCAAATATACAACCAGTACGTTAGAGACAAACCTGAAGAGTTAGCTAAGTGGTTAGCGGCTGGTAAATCAATACCTAACGGTCAAGTTAATGAAGAGTTAAAGAACTCGACTCTGGATAATATCACTGAACAGATTGGGGACATTACCGAAGAGCTACTAGAAGATTATTCTGATGAAGATAGTCCTATAGGTAGAGTAGGTAAGGAACGATTTGAAGAACAGAGAGAAGAGCTAG